ACCCGATCCCTCGTGCGATGGGATAACTTCGGCTTGGCTAATGTCAGTGTCCGAAATCGGGCCAGGACCACCAATCTCTTTGGGAACAGTAGGCGGTCTGCGAGGAACCTTGGACACTATCTGCGGCTTTGGCGCTATGACCACAGGCTTAGGATCGTTTTCCTGTTCCTTGGCGAGCTCGACCGCTTCGCGGAACGCATCCAGACTCAACTCGTGGTCGGTTCCTGTCGTATGAACGTAATCCGGTGGCGCGGTATCTACTGCGGCCACCGCTTCCTCCACGGTGTCGTAACCGTCGAGCGCATCCTCTAGCACCGCTTGTTGCGCTTCGGAATCTGATAGATCCTCCTTTTTGGCGTGAAACTGGTAAAGCTCGTTGAGATCATCGCTCCGGAACGGCAGTTCAGTGTCCTGCTTGGTCAGGTCGTCCATCGCGCGCAGGCGCGCCTCGATCCACGGCGTTTCCGGCTCCTGTAAGAACGGGAGCAGTTTCGCCCACGCTTCGGGTTCAAAGTCAGCTTCCTCGGGAATGATGCCGTGAGCCAACTGGAACCTCATCCGTTGAAACTCAGCCGCCATTACTATATCCCTGAAATGTTTGGGACCGGTCCAGTTATAGACCTCTGGCATCAACGCCTTGATGCGCGGATTGAGTTCCTTCCAGACGCGCTCACGATCCTTGTCGACGTTAGCGCCCGAAATGATGATTTCTCGAATGTGGCCGGCTTCGCCAGCCATTCCACGCTCGAACGCGCTCAGAGCTATCGCCCTAGCTTCCTCTGGCGTTTTCCCGAGCGTGATTTGGTTTTCGGTTGCTATGTCAAGCGTGTCCGCTACAACCTCGGGAGCATAAACAATGTCGAGCGCGCCAGTTGATTTAGTGAAACGCGCCCCAATGCCACCACCGGGAATTTTGTCGGGCGCGACGCGAGTTAGCGGAACGCTTTGGCCGGAGAGTTTACTGACGCGGATGCCGCGTGGGAGGGCGTCGTGGTACTCTTGGACAATCTTCTCGGCCTCTGCATGGCGGTGTAACGCATTATCTGGTTCTGCCGGTCCACCCACTCCGGGTTCGCCTTCGCCTGTCGTTGGAGGCGTTTCAGTAGGAGGTAGTGTTTCCGGCCCAGTGCCACGAGAAGGAGGTTGCGCCCCTTTTTCCAATTCCGCAATCTTATTGTTCGCACCCTCCTTGGAACTGAAATAACCGTGATTAACGCCGGTGGAGTCGTGCACCTCGAAGCCGTCCTGAGCTGGGACGACGCTGTATGTCACTTTGGCCGGAGCTTCTGGCGGCTTAGGGCCAACCGTAGGATCAAACTTTACGTGATAACCCGCTGGTTTTCCGTCGATGGTGACCGGCTCAACCCATGTTCCAGGTCGCTCGGCGGCGAACTCGTCAGCTTCCGCTTTTGTGCGGAACGGTTTGGTCAGCCAATTTTCACCTTTGCGCGGTGCTGGCTTTCCCTTGGGCTTCTCCGGTGGCGCACCATGCTTCTCTGCCGCCTTTTGGAACTCCGCTTTAGCCGCCTGATAAGCGTCCCACGCTGCGACTCGCTTGGGATCAGTGGACAGTAGATGCGCCAGCGCCTTGTAAGCGTTGAAAGCGTCGGTCTGCTTCTGGTAAAGCTCCTGCGGCGTCGCTACTTTGGGCGCTTCCTCTGCCGGCGCTTCGGCCTTGGGTTTCCCGTAGACAACGGATCCCTTTTTAACGATTTTCCAGCCGTCGCCAGAGCGTTGCACTTCTGCCGGTGTGACCGACGTAATGTCTTTCGAGTGCAGGATCGCTGGATCGCCAGTGTTGTTGGTGACGTCTAAGAGCGCGTCCAGATCAACTTTTCTCGAGTTTTCCCCGCTCAGAGCGTGCGGCACCGCGTAGTGTTTGCCTCCGACGCTGAGAACTTTCGCTCTTGCGGTGTCGAGAAAAGTGGGAGCGGCTTTGTCTTTTAGCTCGGGCGAGTGGGAAGAACGATCCCAGTACACCGTGTCGCCCTTGTCCAGAATTTCCGTGTGCGCTGGCGCTTCGCCTTTGGCTTCTGCCGGTGGAGTCGGCTCCGGCACCTCCGCTGTCGGTGGCCGCTCGACCGGAGCTGGCTCAGGTGCTCCCGCTCTCTCGACTGCGATTTTTCCTCGGCCTATATTGAAATTAATGTCAGCCGTAGGTAGAACAGTCTGTTCACCGTTCTCCGGATTGGTCAAAACTGTGTGACCACCGTCAACTCCGTCAACACGCCAGCGACCAGCCCATTTCCCCTTGTCGATGGTAATGTGATCGCCAACGGCGTGAGTGTCTACGGCTGGAACGGCTGGAGGTTGGGCGGTTTCTTGCCCGGGTTGCGCCTCGGGAGCGGGAACCGGCGCTTGTCCACCTGGGGCGACGGTTGCGCCTGGGGCGGTGGTTGTGCCGCCGCCAGCGCCTCCAACGGGTTGTCCGGTTGTCCCTGCTCCTGCGGTTGTGGTTGGCCCTGCTGTGACAACTGGGGCGGGGGTAATTCCGCCTCCGGCTCCGGCATCGGCATCGACCGGCTGAGTGATCGTGCGTGGAGTACTTTCTGGTTTACCGGTAGGTTGTGTTTGCTGAACTGGCCCTTGCCCTTGCCCTGCCCCTTGCTGCTCACTTGGTACATTGGTTGGTTCTCCTGCGCCGATGGTTGGTGTGACCGGTGTAGCCGGTCCTTTCTCGACTGGTGGCGCTTCCCCGCCGCGAATATCTACTGTCGTGTTCTTGATTGGCTGACCGCCCTGCAAAGCCTGTCGCGCGCTCACTTCGACCGTATTTGGATCCATCGGGAGCTGGCCGGTTCTTTGCAATTCCAGCATCCGACGACCGAAGCCTTCATAAACTTCGACTTCCTTGGGAGTAAGCGGCTTTCGCATCGAAGCCAGCCTTGACGCACCGTCAGGATCGTTACCGAAGGAAGCCGCCATTTGCGCTTCCATCTGCGGCGTCAGGTTTTCGTTGAGGCCGATACCGTTATCCATGCGCGCCTTGCCGCGCATCACAATGTCGCCAACCTGCGTCTTGTTGTAGCCTTCAAACTCGAGTCCGTGACCGGCTGCGAACGCACCGAGCAAAGCGGCCGCGCCAGCGTTTTGCCACGTTTCGCCCTGCGGCTGCAAACCCGCCGCGTGCATCCCTTCGTTGATAATTGTGTCAACGGCGACGTTGGTCGCTGCCGCCAGACCGACTTTGCCAATAATAGCTTTGGCTACTGCCGCCCTCACCGCGCCGGGATCAGCGTCACTCGCGGAAGCCGCTGTGCGAATCGCGGCGTCCTCTTTCAAGTTCTGGACGGTGTTCCACAAACCGCCGCCGCTTCCGTAGTAACTCCGCGCAATCCCGTTGGCGTACCGCGCGGCTACGGACGCGGGGTCTTGCGCCGCCATAGTTTTCGACGCCCACGCTTGGTCAGCCGCAGACACAGGATCACCAGCGGCTGCGGCTTTATTGATTGCCTGCGCTCTGCGGAAGTTGTTACTGATTGCTTCGGCGGTTGTTCCTTCTGCCGCCGACGCGCCAGCGAGCTTCCCGCCTATCGCTTCCACGCCACCGCTAATCGCCTTGGACGCGCCCTTGGTGAACGCGCCCGCGCCGAAACTAATCAGGTTGCCCGCCAGATCGTAGTTGGGATGCAGATCGCTTGAGGCCGAGAGCGAATGGATCGTGTCGTTGTAATCTCCGAGCTTCCTAATGAGCGCGCCTGCCGTGTGCTGCGCGATCCCGCCGCTGATCAATCCACCGACCGTTGCGCCAATAGGAATTGTCGCCCAATCGAGCGGTCCGCCTAAAGCGCCAATTTCCCCGCCGATACCAGCACCCACAGGAAATCCAGCCGCAAACGCGCTCCCTTTGACCGCACCATTCAACATCGCCTTGAGCTCAGGATTATCGCCCGCCGCGGCGATCAGTTTGTTCCGATCGTCCGTCGCCTTTTGTATGGCATCCAGTTGAGGTTTGACTTGCGCGTACCTATCGGGATCGATCACTCCATCTTTCGCGGCCTGCGCCATACTGCCCGCAATGTCTTTGGGGTTGAAGTGAACATTGTCCTGCGAATCCACCGCGTAAGGCTTACCGGAAGGGAAGACGTCAGGTGTCCCCATCTTGTCATGGTTGGCTTCGGCGAAAGCATTGGCTGACTCCGGCCCCACGAACGTTCCAAGGTTCTTTCCGGTCTGCTTGTACTGCGCGACCGCCTCGTCGTGCGACATTTCGTGGCCGTCATCGGCAATCGTCGGGATCAACACTTCGCCTTTGTCGGTTCCAACCGAAATCGATTTGACGGTACTAGTCGTGCCGTCGGCGTTCGGGACGCGCGGGCGCGTGTTGTAGTCGATGTTCCCCGGCGCCGTCATGCCTGCCGCTTGCTGCGGCCCGTAGTTAGGTTGAATTCGAGCCGCTTCTATCGCCTGTTGCTGCGGCGTCACCTGCGGTTGGTCTGGTTGTCCAGTTGAACTTGTCCGAGGCGGCTGATCCAGAGGACCTGGCTGACCTTGTTGGTGAGCCATTAACGTGTCGAGAGCCGCGCGCTCCTGATCGCGACCAGCCTGCACGCGGTCGCTCAAATCGCCCAGTTTGTCTTTCAGATCGTACAGACCGTTAGCCGTGTCGATCGCGTCGGCCTTGCGCTGATCAATGTGCGCGCGAAGTTGTGTCGCTGCAGGAGATAGGTCCTTGGAGAACCATCCGTTAGTCTCGTTCGCCTGCGGCTGCGCGTATTCACTGTCGAAATGGGTATTGATCGCTTTAAGGATCGTGTCGCGGTCAGCGCCTTCGAGTCGCGGGTCTTGGAGAGCTGGCACGCTCGCCGTTAACTCCTTCATCATCTGTTTGTGCTCGGCTGTGCCAGCGACCAGATCGGCTTGATCCAACGTCAATTTTTTGCCAATCAACTGCGAAGTTTTCGCTATCGCTTTGTCTTTGGCCTCCTGCATCCGTTGATCGCGGATCGCCGGATCAACGCCCTGCCACTGCCACGGAAGTCCTTTGGCGACCTTGTACTGGTCGCCGGTTTTCATATCGGTTCGCAGAGGCAAACCCTCAAACGGATCGGTCAACTTCGGTTCGAGCGTGGTCGTCGGCCCCGCCCGCTGCTGATCCCTTAAAGCAGCCGCGCGCTCGAACTTGTCAGGGCTTGATCCCGGTGGTGGCGACAAATCTTGCGGTGAAATAAAATCGTCGGCAGGCTGTCGCGTGACCGGCTGGAAACTAATCTTCTTGGGGTTACCCGTTGAGTCGTAGGCGATGTTGTTGCTCTTGTCGTACTGCGTAAGTGGCGAGCCTGTATCGTCAGTGACCGCCGTTACCCCGCCATTGGCCTCTCGATAGGTCGGCACTCCGCGCGAGGCCAGATCGGACGCTTGCAGTCTGTTTGCGCGATCTGTTTGCGCTTGCGCCGCGCGAGCTGCGGCCTGCGCTGCCCGCTGCGCCGCAATCTGGCCTTTCTGTGCACGACCAGCCGCGAGCTCGTCGACAATCGGTTGGGTATCGACGTTGGTCTGCTGGAAGTTCTGGATCTGAGCAACCGGAGTGGCCTGCGCGACATTCGGTCCTGCCAAATCTACGTCGCGCGTGGTAATTCCGCCCGTGTTGGGAACAGTCGCTCCGGCTAAACGCCCCTGCGGCCCAGTTCCGTAATACTCATACGGCATCGTCGGCGGCGGAGGAGGAGGCGGCTGCTCCTCCTGCGTGTAATCGCCTACCTCATCGAGAGGATTCGCCATGATTTACACGTACTGGTCTGGTGGAGGCAACGGTGGTGGAACGTAAGGAGTTCGTTGAGGTGCGCCCCCGCCCAAAAACGCTGCCGTCGTCTGGTCGGTTTTGTTTATGTCCAGCTCCGGCGAAGTCTCGGTTTTCGCTATCGCGTTCTGATTGGTCGGCGTTTCAATGTCCGCCGCCTGCCGGTTGGAAACTCCCGCTGGCGTGGAACCGCCAGCCGACGCCTGAGTATTCGGCGCGGCAGTCGGAACTGAACCACGGAAAGGAAGAACGACACTCCCCGCGTTAGCAGGTGGCGTCACCAGATTATCAATCGGCGCTTTGGGTTGCCCGCCATACTGCGGATCAGAAGGCAGGTGCGGCGGAAGAACGTCCGGCCCTTCGCCGGTTGCCGGTGGCATGAATCGCTGGCGTTCCTCGTCAGTCTGCGGCACACCCATTTTCACCGCCGCTGGACTGTGAAGCAGGTTATCGAAAAAGCCACCTTGCCCACGCGCCACCCGCTCCTGTGGCGTCAAATTTTCAATCGGCGTCATTACCCCGCCTTGGTTGAGGTAGCGGCTTTCGGGTTTCTTGTTGCCGTCGCCCACGCCAGCTTCACCCACGACTTTTCCAAGGTCAGGTTCTCCTGGTTTAATTCCAGCAGCGGCAGCGCCAGCAGCCATACGCGCCGCGTGATAATCGGGGTTCGGGTAAAACTCGTTGTTCGTGTGCAGGTAATCATGAACGTTGCCCGGGGTTCGATGAGCAATCACCGAATCCACGTTGTACGTTGCGCCCTTCGTTCCGTACACGCCTTCCTCGTCCCGCCACGGAACCGCCGAGCGCGTTTCAAAAGAGTTCGGACCAGTGATGACAACTCGGTGCGACCCCGGCTTGTTCGGATCGCCCATCGTGCCAGCTTCCACGCTCGGGAGCCGGTTGCCGTACGGATCGCGGAACGGTCCGCGCTGATCAGCTCCACCGCCACCGCCCGCAACAGCAGCACCGCCGCCGGCAGTTCCACTGTTTATCCTTGCGGCTCGCGCGTCTTGGCCGGGATCATACCCGCGACCTGGACCGCCAATCAAAGTTTGTCCCTGCGGCGTCGAAGTCACCGCGTCCGCCGAAGGTCGTCCCGCGATAGCGTCGGCAGACAACGGGACACCCTGCACGTTGGCGACAGGCGTGCGCGTTCCGTTCCCGCTCGCCAGTTGCGCTCGACGCTGGTTGAGAGACGCCCCGCCAGCGCCGCCGCTTTCGACCTGCTTCAATCGCGCTGCCCACTCTTGGAGCTGCGGATCGGTGTGCATCCGGCTCGGGTCATTACTCATCCTCGCTGCGATATTGGCTCGCAACCACTTGGGATCATGCAACACATCGGTCTGCCCGTAAGCGTCCTTGTTCGTGGTGTACGCATCCTTGTTCGTGGTGTAGGCGTCTTTGTTTCGGTCGTAGGCCGCGTTGAGCCCCACCCCGCCACCGCCGATTCGTGGCGCTGGTGCTCCGCTGCCGCCCGCCGAGCTACTGGTTTGCGGAGCGTTCTCATCCGCTGGATCAATTAGCCGCCGTTGTCGTCGTGCCATAAGCCGCCCTCTGCCCATAGAGGGCGGCTCTTGCAAGCAAAAAACTTATTTCCCGATGGAAGGAAATTTCGATTTTACTTTGGCACGCACCGCAGCCGCCACCGGTTTTCCGCTGCTCCGAGCCAGCGCATTTCGCGCGTGGCTCTTGTCCGGTATCGGATAACTCCCGCTCCCCGCTCCCTTGGGGCCACTCCCTTTTCCCGGCAACGCAAAATCACTCCTCGGGAGCGACTGCCTTCTCGCTGAACTTAGTTTCGCCATTGTTAATCACCCCCTTTTCATGAGAACATCGCTTTGGCCAAATTGGGTTTCCGCACTTCCTTGAAAATTCCCTCCGGCGCCCTCGTGTACCGGCTCGCCCGCACAATCTCTTTCATCCCTACCCCGATCGCTTCGGCGTCCCGTTTCACCTTGGAATTTCTGCCGTCCACCTGAAACATCTGCATCACACTCTCAATGTCCCCGACGTCGAGCCGACCGTTACGGACAACCTCGGCCAGCGCGCCGATCCAAAGCGAACGGTTGTACTCGTTAGGTTCCCACCCGAACTGGATCATCGTGTTCTCTTTTCCGTGGCGGATGTGCTCGAAGTCCTCCTTCGCGTACACGCTCACCCCGGCTTTCAAGAGCTCGTCAATCACGTCGCCGCGTTCGTTCTGAATCGGGATCGTGTAGCAATCCCCGTAATACCTGGTCAGACTAAGAACACTTTGCGCCAGCGGTCCGGCATCCAGCCGACAAGGTTTGCGTACCTTTGCGACGAGTCGGGCAGGAGCGATGACGTCTTTTCCCTCGATCCTGCTTCCCTCGCTGTAACCGGCTCGCAGGACAATGACAACGTGATGCCCGAAGGCGTCGTCGTGCCACACGGGGTTAACCACACAGAGGTAATTTCGACCCACAATAGGTCGTTCCCAAATATCCAGCCATGCCTCTTTTCCACCCACCTCAGTTGTAACATCTTTCCCGGCCAAAACCAAACTCATGCGTTCCGGAACGCTGCCGCGCGCCACAGACTCGAGTTTCCGCAGCCCAGTCTCATCCAGGAGCGCCGCCGCCAAGGAAGTGTCCACACCCAAAACCCCAAAGAGCGAGTCGGCGCGGTCAGGGCTTTCCACGTTGCGCTTGGCCATGTCTTTTTTGGATTCCGCCCCAAGCTCGCCGTCACTCGTAAACTTGATCCGGCGACTGGTGGCCTGCTTATACAGGATCGGGTCGTCGGGAATAATGTACGACTGATCGTGCATCTTCTTACTGCCCTCGTGCCAGTCTTCCGCGCCCTTGTTCTCGTAGATCGGGTTAACCGCGTCGTCGTCGTTGTTGACCGCCACAATCGGCCAGCCCATCTCGTGGAAGCGGCTGATAATCGCTACACCCATCCCGCCAGCGTCCCCGTAGGTTTCACTCGGTAAAAGCCCGCGCTTATTGAATTCCACCAGACACCGGCCAATCGAACTCATGACGTTGTGATCGCGCCAGCAAATCTGCTCCACCTTGTTGCCTTCCTTGAAGGAAATCACGTTCTCGTTCCTGCCGGCCGCAAAATCCACAAACGCCGCGCGACCACCGTGAATGTAGGGAGGCCGCGCCTCCTGCGCCCCTTTCATGACACTCTTGGGCACGATAAACATCGTGTCGGCGTCGGCGTCCATGAATTCCCCGAACAACGTCGATTGCGTGAAAGGATGGTCGATCCCGTACTCGGCAATCGTCGAATCGATCCGCTCCTTCGGGATCCACGGACAATCCGCTAACCCCACCTTCATTGTCTCGAACCCCGTGGGATTTTCCTTCGTCTTTTTTAATATCGTGTGGCTATCGAAAAAACGTCCCTCGTTCAGTCCCGGCGAACTCACGTATCCCTGCCCGTTATACGTGCAGCGGTTCCCAGCATCGAACACGCGGTTATCGATCGATTTTGCTTCGTCGAACAACATCACTAACGGGCCGTCCAAGTCGTCGATCTTATGCCAGCCTTCCGCGCGGCCAGGGTCATCGGTCGTAAACCCGATAATGAATCCGCCCTCGGGCGTGTGAACCTCCCTCTCAATAAAACGCCAGCCCTTGTCGTTCTCAAACTTGTTCCGGTGCTGCGTGATCGACGGCCAGCACTGGTGGTCAAGCTGCTTACTGTCGAAAGAAACAATCACGAACTTCGCCTTATCAAACATCGAAATCGTGTAAAGCCCCAGCCCCGCCACGATGATCGAACTTTTCCCGCTCCCGTTCGGAGTCGAAAGCGTCGCGCGTACCACCCGGCGCGGATCGCGAAATTTGTTCAGGAAAGCACCCTGCCAGGGCGCCAGCTTCTTCCTTCCCTCCAACAGAACGCGGTAAACAAATCCTGCCGGAGTCGCCAGCGCCAAACGTTCCGACTCATTTAATTGGTCGAACATTGAAAGAAGCCATCATCTGCGTCACAAAGAGCGCGTCCTTCTTCGGCTCGCGTTTCAGTTTGAGCGCCCGCACCATCTTGCTCCCCTTCACTGTGCAAAGCGCAAACACAATGTGCCTCGTCGTCACACAGGGCATCAGACACAAATCTAGCGCTCTCATTACCTCAACCTTCTCCCCCTCCTCCTTCGCCCCACGAGCAAATTCCTCCATCCACTTCAATACCGGCCCACGGTAACACTGCGGAATCTCAATCTGATGCGGATCCATTTCCCTCCCGCTTGACCCCCAGAAATCGGCGGTCTTTCTTGAACTTGGCAAGCAAAAATTGCGTGTCCACTCCCTCCACCCTAACCCTCAACTTGCGACCCATCGCCAACACTTCCAGCGCGTTCTTGTCAAAACGATGCTTCTTCCACTTCTTCGCCTTCGCCCGCGCCAGTCGCCCTGTCATAGACGGTGGGTCAAAAGGAGCACCAGCACTATCACGATCAAAATGAACAACAGCCCGTGACTCCGGTAGCCGTACCCGTATCCCCCTGTCGGCACACCGCCCAAGAGAATCAGGATCAAAATGATTATCAGGATCAGTCCCACCTATCCGCCTCCACCTAACGCCCAACGCGGAACCTCAGCCCGACGTCCAGCGTTCTTGAACACCGTCCCGATGTTCCCAAAGAGTATCGCCGCTACCAGAAACGCCAGACCGAACGCCAGCAACCTGTAATAGTTCGGCACCGTGGCGATCTGCCAGGCAGCGAGACAAAAACATACGAACGAAAATACCAGTAATACTAATCCTAGCTTGTCCATGAATTTGCAGCGTGTTACAACCCACCACATGAAGCAAGCCCAAATTGTCCTCAACGCCGTCGAAAACGGGTTCACCCTCCAAGTCACCGGCACCACCAACGAAGGCCGCGGTATCAATCGCCAACTCGTCGCCATTTCCGATGAAGACGCAAAGAAAAAACTTCACGCCGCCATCGACGACCTCTTTAAACCTGAAGCGCCCAAAAAATCTTCCTAGCGCAAATACCGCCCGCCCTTCTCCCTCGGATCGTTTACCCGCCCCTTCGGCATCTTCATCACCAACTTCTCCCCGCTCCCCTTCGGTACCGACCCGTCCCGCGCCGGCGCCTTACTCTGCAACTTCCCGTGTTGCGACCCATGCCTGTAATTCGTCCCACCAGTTACTTCGTTCATGATGCCCAACCCAATACCATACGCACCAAAAGAGAGTCCAGTTCATAGGAAGAAAAAGATTTTGCTCGCCCCCTAACCAATTTTTAGGTATTCGGTTCCGAACACACGCCAGCGACGCCTGCGCTTCACTCGCTCCCTTGGAAGCGGTTTCGTTTCGCAAATTTTTATACGCAAAAAATTTCGCTCGACCGATTTGATACCCTGCGTTTCCCGGTTCGCCCAACCGCGTTCCAGCACTTCGCCGTTTTATCCCAAAATCCTTGAGCGCAATAGGCGCGGAGGATAATACTGTCCAGGCGCTGGCGCGCCTGCCTCGGGGCGCTCGGCCTAAGAGGCTAACCCTTCCCCTCCTTGGCCAGCCCCCTCTCCTCACTGTGTCACCGTGGCGCTCTCACTCGCTCGCGCCCGCCAAGCGCAGCGCCTCCACGCCCCCCGCGCCCGCGCCCCCTCCATCGAGCGTGCGCGGATCGCTCAAGAACGCTCTGTTGAGCGCCTTTAGTTCAGCGCGCTGCGCTTCCGTGAGAAGGAACACGTCGCCCCGCGTAGCGATGGAGACCTGCACGCCCGCGCTCTTGAAGCGGTCAGGTTTCCAAGCGCGCAGCAACTCGATCTGGAGTTTATCGGAGAACTTGCGAACATGGCCGACGCGCACGCCCATGAAGTACACGGGTTCCAGATCGCCTTCGAGGGAGCGCTGCCAAACGCGGGCGTGGAGCAGATCGAGCGCCGCCTCCTGCGCCGCCTCCCACATCGCGGCAAAGTCGGCGTCCTGCTCGCGGTGGAGATAGACGGTGGAAAGCGCGATGCGCGCATGGCGCGCCGAGAGCGTGGGCGCGTGGGTGATCGAGAGCGCGGCAAGGAAACGGGGACGCCAAACGCGGGCGTTGCGCGCTTGCGCGCGTTGGTTTCCCTCCGAACTTTCTAGCGCCGCGAGGATAAACGGGGTGTCCTTTTTCCAGTGGTCGCTGGCCTCGACCAAGGCGGCGCGTGCGTGTCGCATGGCGATGCGTTGGGCATTACGCACGCCGGAAGCGCCGGAGGCAACGACTTCCTCGACGATTGCGGTAGCGAAGCCTGCGCGTGGGGGTGGGGCTTCTTCGATGGTGTCGCGGTAATCGGTTTTAGCCTTGCCTGTGCGCTTGGCGGGGTTGTGGAAGTTATCGAGTTGCTTGGCGTCGGCGCTCATGGCTTAGAGGGTAAATGGGGGCAGCGAAAAAAAAACGAAAAAAGTTACTTGACTAGGGGGACAAGTAGAGCGATAAGGGGGTGCGGGGTGTAATCCAGCACGCCGCGAACAAAAGGAAAACCATGAAAATAACGATTGAGGGCGGCATCCTCAAGATAGAAATGCCGATGCAGACGCCGACGCCTTCGGCGAGTGGGAAAACGCTGGTTGTAGCGACGACGCGGGGCAACGTGAAAACGGGTGCGACCGTGGACGGGAAGCCGATAACGCTGGGATTAAACGCTTACATTGCGAACCGATGAGGGTGTTTACTGAGCAACAGGCGCAGGAGGCCGCGAGGGCGGAAGTGATCTGGGCGGGGATGGACAAGAACGAGCGCGCAGGGGTGCGGTTTGGGCTGTTTCCTGCTGGGAAGATGCACGAAGCGGAAAAGGAAGGGTTCGACTCGCACGGGCTAGTGTGTGCGCTGATGGATTGCGCGCAGAGGGCTGGGGGGATGCTGGCGTGATTCTTTCGGAGGTGAAGGAGCGCGCGGATGGGAAATGGAGTTGCACGATAACATTTAGCGGGGGGCGAAACGCCTTTGGGGGGCGCGAGTTCGGGAAAAGTTACCGCAAGATTGTGGATCGCGAGAAGCTGGAACATTACAAGCGGCTCCACGCACAAACGGCGGAGCAGGAGCAAGCGAGAGAGGGGTGATTGATGCGGTCAGGCGCTGGGGGTTCGATTCCTTCGGCGCTTGGACGCAGTAATTAAGCTGCGAAGAACGAAAGGAAACCTGTGGAGAAAACGATTGAATTATTGGAGTACACGAACCCGCGAACAAGCGCGGTTATAGAGGGGTGGCCGTGGGGGCAGAAGTTGAGGACAACGGCGCGCTTCTTTATTGAGGCGAACAAGTACGGGGAGCGCGCGGGGCGCATATTGGTTGATCCGAGAAGCGGGCGCGATTGCGCGCCGAAGTTTACGACCTACGCGAAAGCGGCGCGGATTGTAGATGGATCGGATGGCAGAACGTACATTGCGACGCTTGGTCAATTCAACTTCTCGCTCCAAATCGTGTGCGGGGACATGAAATACACGCGCGAATATCCGCCAGCGGGGGGCGCTGGGACGCCGGAACACGAGAGGCACGCTCAAATCTTGGCGCTCTTTAGCGCCGAGGCAACGCCCACTGACCCGCCGAAAGGCGGGGAGGTGGCGGGGTTGGAGCGCGATCTGGGCGATATGCGGGCGATCACCGACGACAGCGAGCCACTGGCGCAAGCCAACGCCGAAGGGCGCGACATAACGCTAGGCGAAGGGTTGGACTTTTTGCGAGGCGCGGGCGTGCAGGTGGTCGTCTTGGACGATCCCGACACGGTGGCCGAGAAATTGAGCGCGGCCTTTGGAGCGCCAGCGGCGCAGGGCGAACCGATCAAGGGGACAAGCGGCGAAGGCGGTGCGGCGTGATTCTCGATCTAGCGCCGAATGAGTTGGAGCTAGTGTTGCGGGCGCTCAGTGATTACGTCAGCGACACGCGCGAACAGGCCGCGCGGGTTGTGGTCAGGCTCGCCGATCCAGAGGAGGGACACGAAATGGCGCGCTTTTTCCGGCAGGAGTGCGCGGCTGCGGCGATCCTCCGCGATGCGATCCAGAGCGGCGGGCGCGCGGTGGCCGCGCTTGGGACGCGCGAAGCGTTCAAGGCAGCGGAACACGCGGGCGAAATTGTGAAGGGCTGCGAAAGCGTGGACGAATTAGACGAAGCGAGCAACTACGAGGGCGCGCTTGCGAATTGTCCCGCCGACTTCACACAGGAGCAGAAGGAACTAGCGCAAGCGATCATCTTGCG